TGTATTAGCCATTGATTTTGATACAAGTCCTATCATAACAAAGGCAGCGCTCAAGGATCCCATGACTATTGCTAAACTTGCGGCGGCTTTTATCATTGCATCTTGATCAATAAAACTAGATGACAAGATACCTAATCCACTTACGGCCGCCATCACAACTGTCATTTCTACCAGAGCAATACCCATAGTTTTAAGACTTTTTTTTGTATTAGCCATTGATTTTGATACAAGTCCTATCATAACAAAGGCAGCGCTCAAGGATCCCATGACTATTGCTAAACTTGCGGCGGCTTTTATCATTGCATCTTGATCAATAAAACTAGATGACAAGATACCTAATCCGACAGTCATTCCAACAAGTACAACACCGATGGCAATCAAGGATTTATGTGCATTTTCAGCAAGCTTACTCAAACCTATTATAGCAGCCATTACGACTCCAATAGCTGCTACTGCGCCAACACCTCTTGCTAATCCTTGCGGATCCATTAAGCTGAAGGCGGCTACTGCGGCAGTGAGAGCTACGACTGCGCCAGAGAATGCTAGTAACATTATGCCAGCTTTTGCAGCATTTTCACCAGCAAACTTGGATACCGCAATCAAAGCAGCGGCCACTGTTCCAAAAGCAGTAACAACAGCTAGCCCTTTGAGTATAGTATTAGGTTTTAACGTTCCTATTAAACCAATACCAGCTGCAAGAGCCGACACCGCTACCGACATTCCAAGAGCTGCTGCTCCAGCTTGCCATGCATATTTAGAAACCCTTCTACCAACTACTCGTAGCAGCCCACTTAAGGCGGTAGTAACAGCAATAATCGAAATTATAGATTTAAGCCATTTTTTAGTAGATGAGGAATCCGGCATAGAATCAAATACGCTAACCAGAACTCGAATCGCAGCGGCCATTGCCAATACTGATAATGCTATACCAAGAGTATTCTCGTCGCAGGCTCTTGCGACTAGACCCAAAGCTACAATGAATCCGGTAATCTGGATAGCCGTATCGACTGGCATTGCCTTCAAATTACTAAATTTCATCATAGCATTCAGTAAAGCTGAAAACGATACTGCTAATGCAAGTACAAAAATTGCTGCTTTGCCGAGATTCTTTGATACGAGCCCTATCAGAGTAACGGAGCCCGCAAAGGTTAACATAATGACGGCCATTGCTTCGAGCGCTCCAGTAAGAGTTGTCCAGTTCTTGGTATTATCGATAACCGTACTCAACTTCTCGAAAGCGTTAACCATAATGATCAATGCACCTGCTATTGCGAGAATAGTAAGAGGTGCTGTATTTATTACTTTATCGCCTGAAAGTTTTGATAAGCCAACCGAGATTAGCCCCACAACTCCCATCGCCACTACCATTTCGGCAAGCAGACCAGTAGCTTTAAGTATCTTGTCAGAGTCTATTGACGCAAGGAGTGTAAGCGAAAGAGCGAGTATGCCAACCCCAGCAGCTAATTCTAGAACAGCTTCTGCCTGAGTTTTGAACGCTTGCTGTTTAAGAACGTTCGAGAACGCACTTATGGCGCTCTTTACAGAATTAAGTATGCCTGTTACAGGTGCAAAACTACTCGCAGCCTTAGTGAGAGCATTGGTTATCTTATCGACAGTCTTAATGACCGCAAACGCGTTAACTGCCGAGAATACCACGCCCCAATTAAGATTGGAAAATGTCTTCTTTATAGCGTCAACTATGATAGAAGCCTCTGATAAGAAACTATCGAGAGGTCCTTTTACTTTGGTTAAGCTGCTTTGAAGCGAACTGATAAGATTTGACTTGAGGTATGTTCCAAAATCTGTAAAGTCAACTTCCATTTTGAATAATTCATCGACCACCATCTCTCGAAACGACGCAAATAGTTTGGGGAGGTCACTAATGTCTATATGACCTAATGATTTCACGTACTGTATGAAATTCTTGATAAGCGTAATAGCATTGCCGAAATGCTCATTCATGAACTTTCCGACATTCTTTGCGCCAGCCTGAATTTTAGCGAATACAGTCTGTGCTATCTCAGTTTCCATTATCTTATCCTTGAATTCACCGAGGTATACCCACGCATTAGCAATTGCATCACGTATCTTTTCAAGAGATGACTGAATAACGTTATGTTCTTTCATCCACTTGCGGAATGCTACGATGTTGTCGCCAATGGAGGCTGTGAATCCAAGTATATTACCAGCATCAACATCAACTACTTTACCGAGTTCTTGTAACGCAAACTTGAGGACTCCGCCTGCAATATCGCCAACGATGCCGAAGATCGAGAAGAGTCCCGAAAATGTACGCATAAGTTCGTTTGAGTAGTAACCCACCTTAGCAAAAGCCGCCGTGAGTTTATTCAATGTGGTAAGAAACGTCTTTATGGGTTTAGCACCAGTATTGAAAGTTTGTTTGAACGCAATCTTTACCGATTTAGCAATAGCGAGTATACCGGTTAAAGTGTTCTTGATACTCTCAATGAGGAGTTGACGCCCACTCTTTTCGGACATATTTTGAATCATCGCATTGAGCGTTGTACCACTCGTACGAGCTTCTTCAGCCAATGCTCTATAAGCTTGAATCTGATCATCAGTGAGACCAAGATTCTTCAGCTGAACATCTGACAGTTCATCATAGTTTATTTTCTCACCAGCAATGGTTCTGTTAACCAGATCCTGAATAACGCTATACTCGTATCCAGCATCTGTTAGAGCTTTTACTCGAGCAGCACCATTTCCGTAGACGCCCTGCATAACATCGTTTACTACCGACTGATAAGATGCTATCTTTTGAGCCGCCGCAGCTGCTTCGGTACCTGTACCATCGAGCTTACCTGCAAAACTGTCAAGTGTATTGAGAAGACGATCATCAGTAAGCCACCCACGCTGAAGCGTTGCTTCAAACGAACCATCGATCTCCATCCACTTATCAATCGCAAGGCCACTCTTACGAGCATCATCTACGAGTTTCTGACGGAATGTATCAACTGAGAGTCCCGCATCCTGAAGAGTAGAGCTGAACTTACTCCAGTTCGATGTCATGGCATCATTAACGATAGCATTTCGAGCATCACTGGCATCATTGATTACTCTACTAAGCATATCCGATATATCAGTGAAGAATCCTTTAGCCTCTTCGAAATCACCAACAATTAGCTGCCACGTCATGGTCCAACCAGAACCTACTGCTTCAGTAAGAGTGTCTATGAGCTGAGTAAATGTCTTAACCTTGGTTGCGGCATTCTCTGCAGTGGTTGACATATTAAGAAGCTGATAAGCCTGATCTTCGCTTATCTTGCCGGATTTAGCAAGTTCAGCAGCCATTTTATGATACTGCTCAGTTACATCAGAAGAGGCAAGTGCGTTTTTACGCATAGCTTCCACTGTTTGTAAACTTGTGCCAGTAACCTTTGCGAGATATTCGTTAACGCCAGAAGTAGTAAACTTAGAGAGGGTCTCTGTAAGAATTTCAGAGGTTATCCAGCCTTCTTTAAGAGACTCTCTAAACGAGCCGGCTTTCTCAATTATCTTGTCGACTGCTACGCCGTATGTTTTAGCAGTATCTTTTAAAGCATTTTGAAATACTTCACCACCCATGCCGGCATTAACGACCGAGTTCCAGTCCTGAAGCTTCAGTGCGCCTGCCGCAAGGGCCTGAGAAAGCTGATACATTGCTGTGGAAGCCTGCTGAGATGTCGAGCCCGATACGGCTGCCAGGTTAGCGATACCCTGAATAGCCCGTGTTGAAGTTTCAAGATCGATACCAGCTGCAGTAAACGTACCGATGTTACGAGTCATCTCAGTGAAGTTATAAATAGTCAAGTCAGCATATTTGTTCAGCTCGTTCAAGGACTTGTTAACGTCGTCCAGTGTGGATCCCTTAGATGAAGTATTAGCCAAAATTGTCTGGATAGCGCCCATCTGGGTTTCGTACTCTTCAAAGCCTGCTGTAATAGGAGCTACAGTAAACATCTCAGCATACTTTTTACCAGTATCGACAATTTTATTAGCAATACGGTCCATTACATTGTCAACGGTCCTATATAGTAAATTAAAAGACTCTCGAACAGTTGCAACAGAATTCTCGAGCGGCTTAAGTGTTATTGATTCAATCGCACTCGTTAGAACGCTAATCGATTTTGCACTATCTTTGAAATCCAAATCCGACTTAAACTGATTAAGTGATTGCTGTGATTTCTTTATGTTCTTTTCAAACTTAGAATTATCAAACGAAAGTTCGACGACTTTGCGGTCGACTTCTGTACTCATCTACTTATAACCTCCTTCCACATATTATTCGCTAGCTCCTCGAATAAAGGCCGAATAGAGGGGTTGATGTAATCTATTCCTTCTACCCATCCCCCATCACGAGTTGCATGGCCAGTTTGCAATATTATTGCTATAGGTACACCATTGTGTACGTTTGAGTTATAGAACGATAACGAGACGGAATTGCGGGTTCGCTCAATGGTATAATACCATGAATTTGCCGTCATACCAGTGTCTACTGGTGTAGCCGCCTGAAGAGCTTCCACGCCTTTCCGTCCGTATTCGTCAAGTTTGCTTATATACAGGCCCTCTTTAGCCCGCTCGAAAAAGTTATCAAGGTGTTTGAAGTTTCCGTGTCCTCTCAACTGAATCATACGGGTTGGACCTCCTTATTTATCCTTTTGTGTGCATTTTAGCACGACGTTCAGCATTGAGTCGCGCATTTCGCTCCCATATCTCACGATTACTCATTTTCTTAGGAGGTGAGTTCTTCAAACCGCATACCTCTATCAAAGTCATAAGGCGATTTATATGCCAATACTGACACTCAAAAGGTATGTTAGCAGAAATCATCCACTGATAAATCTCTTCATTAGTAATGATTTTCTTCTTATTGGTTTCTTTTGTGTTTGCTGGGAGTATAGTCGCAGTAGCAGGGTCATCCATGTATTTATTTATAGCGTCAATGTCTTTGCTGGTTAAGCGAGAATATACCTCGTCGCTAAACGGGCCATTAAGTGTCATAAATCTGATGTAATCATACATCTCAGTAGTGGACTTATCACGAGTCGCTATGAATGATTTATGATACTTCTGTTCCCATTTTGAAATCGAGACAAGAGAGTGCTCGAGCTGCATTACCACTTCGGGGCATTCTATGAATTCGTTAGTTGTTTCGTTGAAACATGCTCCGAGATTGGGCAATTTTAGTTCCAACATCACTTGACCATCTCGATGGCCTTCTTAGCAGTGTCAGCATCGACATTAGGCATCTTAGGCATGATGCCTGCAACAAATTTAGCAGCGGCGTCAGCATCAGTAGCGAGCTTCATGTAAAGTTCAGAGAATGCGGCAGATGCTTCGAAGTTCCTGCACAGGGGTCTACCCTCGTCATCAGTCTTTCTGAAGTATTTACCGTCAGCAGACTTTTCGCCATACGCTCTGAGGATGAGTCCCTTAAATATGGTGACAATGTTCTTGTTATCTTTGGTCTTGATAATCTCTTCGATCATCTTAGAAAGACCGCCCTCGACATCGAGTTCCATTGCCATGAGTTCAGGCTGTGTAATATGGAACCAGAAGTCCTCAGTACGGGTAACACCATTGTAATCTTCATAAGTAATAGGCATGTTAATCATTAGAATTTCTCCTTTACGTAATTTATAGTCATTTTGAATTTAAAGAGTCTTGGAGGGCCAACTTAATGACCCTCATGTGACTCTGATCGATTATATTACCCAGCGTTAGTTGCGATGATCTGAAGAATCTCAGCAGGTGTAGGCAGGGTAGCTCCGTCAGTTTCATCACCGTAGAGCTTCTTCTCGATTGCGTCAAGGATAGCCTTCTTTGTCTTGGTGCTGTCGATGATGATGCAAGAAGTAGGCTTATGACCCTCAACAGGTACAGGTGTGGTTGTAACTTCCCAAGAGAATGTTACTGCATCAGGGGAGTCGTTGATGGTGGAATAGGACTTCTCGGAAGGAGTAGCCTTGCAGCCGTATACGATATGGAGCTTGTAGCCGTAGCTGTTGCCCTGGGTATCGTTACCGAGTGTGGTTCTGTAGCAGAAGCCAAAAGATTTTCTGTCCTGCTGACCGATAGTGATACCTTCGGTAAGAGAAGCAGAGCCGTCACACTCAGCGAACTCATCGGGGTATGTGTAAGCTTCAATTGTAGCACCGAACTCCTCAAGAGAAGTAAGATCAAGATACTTGATGTCATCCGCATAAAGCTTTGTGGATTCTGCACCAGATGGTGACTCGGTAACAGCAGTAAGACCGTTCCAAGCAACACCAGCGCCGTAGCCAGATTCGGTCATAGGGTAAAGAACACCCATCTTCGTACCGGTTTCGTAAAGCTTCTTGCCTTCAGTATCCCAGGTAAGTCTAGCCATGGAAAATTCCTCCTTTAATAATAAATTGTGAATACATTATGATTCAATCCGTCCGCGGTATAATGTCGCTGATAGTGTGAGGACGGAATCTTTGACACCCTATCAACTACTACACTATCGGGATTTTTGTCTATGACAATAACTTCATAAGAATGATTTTGAGCATAGACATTATCATCCGCGAAAGTGTTTTCTATATTCAACCTTGAATAACGAATGGCGGGGTATTTCATTCGTACCGATGATGGAGCCTGATAGTAGACATTTTTACTACCAAGGCACTCTTCAAGCAATTTCTGAAGACCTAATCTATCAGCCATTGTATACTCCTCCAATCGTGATATTGAGACGAGGAGGTGCAACATCAACGTCCGTGACACACCACTTAGCTCCTCTAAACTCAACGTACCTCATAAGGTGAATATGATCGATGAGATACGGGTCCGCAACAACGCTAATCTCATTGGACACGTTGACATCAGGATTAACACGGTCGGCGGTAGCATTTGACCAGAAATGCCGCAGAAGATCGCCACTATAGCGTCTCTCCTCGATATCTTCAACATAGACGCCAGAATCTTCTGACTCTAAACGTTGTGTTGCGAACCCGATTATTCCATGAAATTTAGCCATTTTGAATTAGCCTCAGGTATTGTCTTCGGTGCCGGGATCAGAAGATGCTTTAGCAGTTTCGATGGCAATAGCAGAATAGGGCTTGATGAGCGCACCAGAGATTCTGGTCTCGATCAGGTACTTCTGCTGGTTGTAGTCGATGTCGAAATCATCAAACATGTTGATAGCTCCGCCCTTATCAGCACCAACGTTGTAGTCGGAGAGGTTTACGATAATGCCGAGCAGATCGCCGCCATTCTTACCCTTGGCGCCTTCCATAACAGGTACAGTAACGATAGCGGAAACTCTGAGCTTCTTAGCGAGCTGAGCCTCATCGTTGTAGATGGTACGGCCGGTGGTGTCCTCGATGAGGAGCATAGAAGTAAGCATATCTTCAGTAGTGTAAAGAATAGGAGCGCCGCTGCCCTTGTAGTCCTTGCGAGATCTGATAGCGGCAACAATAAATGCCTTAGCCTTATCGATATCGGAAGCGCCGTCTGCAGTAGTAACGGTAACCTTGATGGTATACAGATCATCATCGTTGAAGATAGGTCTTACGTGAGACTCCTGAATCTTGTCTTCAGCAGAAGAGAGTCTGCCGTCACCGATGAGAATGGCTCTTGCAAGTTCCTCGTTGAGCATCATACGCATCTCAGACTTAACCCAAGATACAACGTCGAATGAGGTGATGTCAATGAGATCATCTCTGTCGAACTTCTGCTTCTTGTAGACAGTCTGAGGGTCAGTAGTTCTCTTGAGGAGTGTGAATACCTGCTCCTTCTTAAGCTTACCCTTGATGTAACCCTTTGCGCGAGCTTCGTCAGCGGTAATGTTAGCGAAGATAGACTTGATGCGGCTGAAGGGGGTGTGGTGTACGCCATTGAGAACGCCATCAACCCAGCTGGTATCACGCTTGATGAAACCGGGGATAGTGTCGATGGTCTTGTAGTCGGGAAACAGATAATCAATGTTAGTGATAGAGTGAGCGATACAGGACTCCTTCATAGAACCGTAACGCTTCATGTCGCTGATTGCGGCGGTCATGTCTTCGTGAGAGATGGTATTGCCGGTCGTGAGTGTGCTCTGGTCAAATACATTGTAAGGCATTTTATTTTCCTCCTTAATAGAATGAATTATATCTTCAGGGTCGCTGAGATCAAGATTGAGATCAAGACCGTCGAGCACATCTCCTGAATCGTATGAATGTTCAACGTCTGTAGATCCTTCATCGAGAGCATGAGCAACAAGTGCCGTCACTACATCGCGCTGCTTGTCAGTAAGGGTTGCAAGGACGTCGGCAACGGTCTCTTTCTTTGAAACGGGAGTGCCGTCTGCAGAATGGCAAATAATAGGATCGCCGAAATAGATAACACCTTCTTCACTCAGGTCTTCGCCATGAGAAACGACGGTATCAATTGTTGCGGCAGGGTTTGCGCCAACTGCTACAAGGCTGACTTCACAGATATTTCCATGAGTTACGTCAGCGCCGAGCTGGTGAATATCATTTGCAAAAATGGAGAGGGACTTGAGGTCACCATGCATAACCGCCTTGTGAGCGTCAACGCCCTTTGTGGTGTCATTGAACTTACAATAAGCATACACACCCTCTGGACGATTCTCGAGCAGTGCATGTCCAAGGATATTAGATACGTCTTTGTGCTGATGAGACCAAACGAGAGGTACGATCTTACCGTTACAATGCGCGAATGCATCCTTCTTGATGGTTCTGCCATCGGAACATCTCACATCATTTTTGGTCGCCCAGCCACAAAAGTCATAATCATTACTGCTGACTGTTGGCATTTTGAATTTCCTCCTTCTTGTTATTTGTAGTGTCATCGGAAGGAGTTTGTGCAACTTCTTCGGCAGACTTATTGAGGTTCTTGTTTCTAAGTTCGTCCGCATTTGGATCACTGGAGGGTTTCATACCTGCGATCTGGCGAACTTCATTAGATGTAAGAATCTCGTTTCTTGTAAACTTATCCGCAATATCAGCAAGATTACTGATAGGAACAAGCTTAAAGGGATCTCTGAAGTATACAATGTCTTGACGCTGACTACGCGCCGTCTTGGATAAGAACTTAACACGCATAGCATCAACTATAGCCGCTACGATTGGTTCTATTGTGCGGCTGTTGTAGTTTAACATTGTACTTTCATCGGCGGAACCATTGAGAACTTCGGTTGTAATACCTAACTGGGCATAAAACTGTGAAGTGAGGTATTCAATCTGGGCCTGGAGATTGTTCTCAAGGGGACGGTTAAGCTGAGTAATCTTCTCAGTACCGTCCGTGTACGCAATACCATATTTTGAACCTGAAAGTTGGACTTCAATTTCTCTACGTCTTTCCTCAGCCTGCTTCTTTCTGGCTTCGGATTTGATAACATAAGGTAACTGAATGATAAGATCTAACTTACCAGCACTATTTTGAGCGTCAATAGCGTCAAGCATAGATATTTTTCGCATAAGACGCTGCATAGTGCTGTTTGGTTCGTTTATTATAGCGTACAGGGGATTTGGAACGATCGCGACACAACGTTTCGGAAGCATTATCTCATGATGCTGGCCATCGTTTTCGTTGTAAAGATCTACCTTAACATACTGAGGTCGCCATTCAACTATCTTACCAACGCGCATACTAAGCACATCATAGGAATCCGTGAATGTTATATCATTTGTAGCTTCGACCGGAACGATTGCAATCGAACCGTTTGTAAACATACTCAGCACGCAGTCTTGAACGAATGCTCTAGATGTCTGATCTATGTTAGCTTCTTGTGTCAAGCAATAATTCAGACCATCATTAATGGTTTCTGAATATCTGTCATTTTCATCAAGACGCACGTGCTGTATCACAATGGACGCGACGTCCAATGCGATGCGATTGTAGACAGCCATGATGGTTGTCGTTTCCGACCCCTGGTAGTATCTTGCGTAGTTGGGTGAGTAGTACGACGCAGGGCCATAGTCGTACAGGGTAGGGTCTCGACCCATAAACGCATTCCAGGCGTGTTTAGCCCGGGATATTAATGAAGCCATAAGAAGCTCTCCTGATTATCGACGCATTGCATTTTGTATATTACTGATAAGATTGTTGAATGTATCCATATTTATATCGATCTCGTAGCCGGTATTTATCTTATCTATTTCACCGGCACCATCCAAAATACGTTCAAGCTTATTACGTAAGGCGGTCTTCTGCATGTCGCTTATATTTGCAGCATCAATATCGGAATCGATTTTATTGTATGCAGTTTCCCACATTTTATATTTACCCTCGCCTAACGTTAAATTCTTTTTTGCGTTTCGAGCTGCCGATATCATGCTTTCGACGCTTGTCCGCAGGTTGCGTGCCAAGTTTATCAGATCCTGTGTCGACTTGTACAACTGATCCAGATTACTGTTGAGGATGTTGTACGCATTATTATTTGCTGGCACGTTGCGATTGTATGGTTTCGGAGCAGTTGTTCTTCTGGAAACAGCCGCATGTTCAATAGTATTCGAGTATGCTCTGCTGGAACCACTTCCAGCATAATTGAGCCAATCGTTCATTTGTTTTCCTCCTTTTTCGGCATGCATAATAAATTCATCAGCAGACATGTCGAAATAAGAATGTTTCACACGATCCATCTTATATATTTTTGTTTTTTTCAAAGAATCCATATCGTACGCCATTCCATTAAACTCATTCTGCAGATCTCGTATGACTTTCAGTGTCTCCGCGTTATTTCCATCAGGCTGATCGTTTAACATATTAGTAATCCTACTGTCGTATATGTTGACTTGCTTTTCGAGAGCATCTCGAGTTTTATACCACTTGTCAATATTAGTGTTAAGATTATTAATAAGTGTTTCAGCTTTTGTCTCTAGGGCTGCTATTCGGTTAGAATCTCCCGATTTTTTTGCGTCTTCCAGTTGTCTTAGAGCCGCATCAGCCAATTTCTGTTTATCATCCTGATTTTTACCAAAAAGTTTCGACGGATCCCATTTCATGCCCTTTACGCCATAGTGAGCAATATACGCTCTACTCGAACCAGATCCATTATAGTCAAGCCAATCGTTCATTTTACCACCTCTCAAAAATTATCTCGATTGTGTTTATAAGCTACGAAAGCATCCATCATTGCTGAAACAGAGTCAATCTTCTGTTCGCGATGGGACTTAAGCAACTTTCGATTTCCGTTAGTATCCTCGAGAGTGATGCAGTTGCCCATAGCAAATTGCATAAGAGCCTCATCAAATAGAAGCATACGCTTTTCACTGAGATGCTTTAACTCACCAAGAGGAACCGACTCTGTACGCGCTCCCTGGATAACCTTCTCGACACCAAATTCAGAGTTCTCAGATATATAAAGATCCACAAACTCTTTAGCATTATATGGGTCATAACCAAAGCAACGTACATCATATTCACACATTTGTATATGCGTGTCGAGGTCCTGGTATACCTCCGTCATGTCAAGTATAGAACCTTCCATGATTATAAGACTACCCTCGTCCATAAATTCCTGGTATTTACTCCTCATTGCCAGCGGCAACTTGGCAAGAGTAAATGAAGTTATGTAGGCTCGAGTCTTTATTCCGAATGCTCCGTTATCAAGCGGAAATAGGAACGTAAATGCACAGAAGTCATCGCCGAGTGACATATCGCCGCCAAGCGAACATGCCATTCCGTTGTAATACTGCTTGCGATGAGGTATAGTTTCCTCGTAAGAAAAGTAATATGTATAACCCTCCATCGGTAAACCAAACCTCTTAGCAAGAATATCATTACGGGTAGCGGGTGCTTTCTCAGCACGCTCTACGTCAAGCTGATAAGCTTCATAACTCACGGTCTTTCCTATATTAGGCTGAGCTTTTATCCACATCTCTGGGTTACCGACTTCGTCAATGGAGTCAAGCTGATACCACCAGATAGATACATGAGGATTGATGTATTCACCTTTAAGAATATCCATCAATTCCATTTTGATTGTGTCGCCCGGGCCGTTACGGACTGTACCTTCTGAACTTACTGCTATGATCAGATAGTCATCATTCTTGGATGCACCCTGTTCAAGTGCGCCTATTACGTCCTCTCGAATATCGCCCGAAAGCCATTCGTCGACTGTATTAATACGGCTGTTAAGTCCCTGTAACTTGTCAATAGTCATGGGACGAATCTCGACAATGGATCCGGTGATGAAATTCTCGATACCCTTCTTTGTAGCTACAAGTTTAGGTCGACTAGCTTTTGAACCAGTAGTGTTATTGATAGAGCCCTCTGTCAAGAAAGTATACAACGGCCCTCGGGATCTAGCCATGGCAGTTTTCATAGGCATAGTGACCTCTTCTGCCTGTTTCATCGTCGGAGCGGTATGTACACCACGTGTGGTTGTAACATCACAGCTTAAGAAGTAACTTTGTATGTAACTCTCATACTGCGATTTGGCTGCACCTCGTCCTACAATAAGGTATTGTTTGTTAATAAGTCTTTTCTTGACTCTTCGACGGACATAGTGACCAGTGTTGTTTCTACCGGGTTTGTATACGTGCTTTTCAACGAAGTAATACCAACCAAACACCTGCTCTCCCCAGAGCTTAAACGTATCCAGAAGCTCAAGATCAGAACCATCTGTAAGAGTTAACTCATTCTCACAAAACTGTATCCATCCTTCAACCTTTCCCGGATCGTAATACACTCCCGGATTTCGAATTAGGTCATCTATGCGATTCATCTCCATCGAAATCTTCTGATCAACAGGTATCTCGCCGCGCATTACTGCGTCGCGAAATTCACCGTAATACTTAGGAACGGCAGTGTTTGATAACCTACTCACTTCTTATCACTCTGTCCCTTCTTAGGATTTACAATATCCTGTCCTACGGCCTTATTTATAGCGGTGCCGAGGGCATACGTTACCGCTTGGGTTCCAATATTCTCGAGTGACTTGTCGATTACATTCTTACCAATCTTACTAATCCAATCAACTGCACGCTTCTTCTTAGACGGTGCTGCTGCCATAGACTTTTCGAGATCGGCAAGAGACTGCTCAAGCTTAAGACGAGATATGCGGTTCTGTATCTCCTCATCAGTCATCTCGGAAACCTTTTTCTTCTTATGAATCTCTTCCTCGATTTTGGATTTACTTGGGGAACTTTTCTTATGTCCTCCAAGTAAACCGAGACTCTGGAACGGACGAAGACCAGAGCCCCATTTGAATCGTCCCGATCTACGAGGTTTGCCATAGTGGGCAATAAAATCCTCATAGGGCATATTTGTTATGGATGTGACATCCACTATGACTCCTCCTTTTGATAGAGTTTATCAGAGATAGCATTGATACGCCATTCAAGTTCAGCAATTGTCTGATCAAGGGCATCAACTGCACTACTATTTGTAGGCGGATCAAACTGTTTACGAACTTTGACGGTGACATAAGACTTAACCAGGTTACGAGTCTTCTCGTCAGGTATGAGTTCAGTCCATGTTTCATTTATACCCGTGACAAACATTGTGTTTGGCATGCTATCACCGATCTGATCCAAGATAACAAGCACACTGTTTATGTACATAATGAGATCTGGATCATAGTAATCATCTTCTACGTTTCCAGTCAGAAACTTTCGCATTGACTGGAGGATGCTGTCAGTATTCATCGACGGCCTCCTATCTTGTGATCTCGTATCTCTACGTGATCACGTTCAGTATAACCTATTACGCCATAATCGGCTTTGATGAAGTAGTACCTGTCCGACGATTTTGAGTAGTCTACCGTGACCATAGATCCTTCTGAGATTATTCCAACAGTATAAGACGTGTCAATCGGTTTCACTCGAACAATCGTGTTAAAACAGTTGGTAACGAAACCTGTAGCTACTTTTTGATCAGTCTCAGACAAGTTTTTACCTCCTCTTCCAGGGGCAAGTATCATAAGGTGTGCGTTCTACTGGTCGGATATTGAGTTGATCCAGATTCCCGTAGTGTATAGCCTTATGTGTTGTTACCCTAACTGATATGAGATACTCTGGATCCATAAGGAACCTTGTACCGTTACGAATATCATCCATGGTAATCGGATTCATGTGGTGGATTATGATCATCTCGCCAGGAGCAAACTCATGACCTGCGACGCCCAAGTCGCAACCCTCATCGCGAGTTATAATTTGTGGTCGGACAATCGACCATTCTCTTGAATGATAGAACATCTGATTGAAGACTCTATCTACACCGAAAGTATCACTTGCTACGACCCCTGGAAGCTTCAAATACTCGAATCGCTCCTCGAACGTAGCAAGCTGAGATAGTTCAGTATAACTCCTGATCATCTTCATCATCATTTCCACTATATCTTCGCATAGCATCGATTACCTTTTGGAATAGTTCTTCGTTCCTTTTCTCGGACTTTATGGCCTCAGTCTTCGCTCTAAGGAGCTTGTTCTCTTCTTCGAGTTTCTCTCTCTCGAGTCGATCTCGAGACCCGGCCAATTTTAAGAAATGGGTAATGACCTGTGACGATGCGGTGCCATCCCTTAGCTGCTGTTCGGCACGGTCTACTGCTAACGCAATGAGCTGCGCTTCACGAGCTTCAGGCGTATATGCTGGAGCCGTCTCGTAATTTACATCATTACTGTTAACTTTACCTCGTCTCAAAGTGTTTTCCTCCTTAAGCCCTAGTAGGAGATTGCACGTACTCGACACCTATTGAAAGGAGAAAGTTAAGTATCGCCTGCAACCTCTTACTAGGGCTTAAAAGTGATTTTAAGCGAACCTCCCCCGGGGAATTTTCGAGGAGGCACGCGATAATAGAGGGGGTGTATTTTGAAAGACCCCTCCCCATGTTCACATGTTTGCAATGTCCTTCGCTTTCTTCTTTCGTTTCTGTCTGTTGAACATTAACAAAAGCTTCAATAATTTGTTAGACAAAGCAAACACATTAAACATGAGAAACGTTTTATTGTTTACTGACCAAACAATAAGTCGCTTTAAAGTTCTTATCCTTGTTAATAGAATTCAAAGATTATTGATCAGCTGCTTTAATCATTCATGTATCGAATTCAATTGTGTGGGTAGGCATAGATTCCATAAACTATATCCGCAAGGCCAGTCAATTAATCTAAGAATTATATTCAAGTATTATTCGGAGCGTTACGACTAACAACTTTGAAGATGTCTAAAGGATCTTCAATAACAACTTGATTGCAAGCTCTTTGAATTTCCTTATTGTATTCTTCATGAGTCATTGTGTCATCTGTGAACGCAACTCTTGCGAGACGTTCACATGTCTTATAACCATGAGCGATATCATAGTTCCACCACTGATCAAACTTATCAAATGGTGAATAAGGATTATCTTTCGTGGTTAATGCGAATTCTTTCATTGCGTTCACTCCTTTCCTTTAACATAAGCAGAAACAGTTGATGAGGATACCCCGAGTGCTTCTGCAATTTCAGCAACTGTATAACCAGAGGTATTCATTGCTTTAAGTTTGTTGATCTTTGCATCAGAGAGAGTCGTTGCAGCTCTTGGTGTAGCGCGCTTTCTTAAATCCTCAGAATCAACATACTTAAATATTTTACCGAGTTTGCTGTCCGAAATTGCGCCTGCTTGAATCGCTTCCCATTCACGATCTGAGATCTTGATGTTGGTACGCTTAGCTCCCACTTGGATACGAGCCTTAGTAAGCTGTCTCTGACTTTCCTTCTTGATTTCACCCTTTGTCATATAGGGATTTGATGCCTTCTTAGCATCCACCGCCATGCGGGCTATGATCTGAGCCTGTCTTTCACGAGGAGCATTACGGGCTGCAGTCTTATACTGAGCCTCAAGATTAGCCACCTCAGATGCATACTTCTTATTTGCTTCTGGACTATAGGTAAGTCGGGGCGTGTACACAGAAGCCTTGCGTGCTTCATTTGCCAATGTCTTAAGATCATTAGCATAGTTTGCATACATATCTTCGACGACAGTTCCTGAAGATAAAGTACGGGCATCTCGTGTTTCTGCCATCTTGGTAGAAACCTGCTGGCGATGGACTGTCTCGCCCTTTTTATTCACATAAGTAGCAGGATCCGTTGCCTGTATCTCAGCACCTTCTGGAAGCGAAGGGTCATACCAAGGCTTGTCTTTCTGATTGATATGAACAGAGCCTTTTCGTTTGTCCACACGCTTATCACTCTTTGCTCGAGATATAAGTGTAGACGCACCTTCATGATATTTGCCATCATCTTCGTCGATGTGACCCTGATACTTAGCTTTAAGCGCTGCTATTCTATTATCAGCTTCTGACTGCTTGTAGTTCAATCCATGCTTCTCAGCATCAATTACAACCATTGAGTGGCGAACAGCACACGCAAGTTCATCATCGTTAGCGCCCTTTAATGTCATGTCAGTGATGAGGTTTGAAACAACACCCATTTCCTTCTGGGTCTGACCTTTGGTCATTCGTTTCATTCCTTCGATTGCAGGATATGCCATCTTAGGATCGAAGCCCTTGAGTCCAGGAAGTTCCTCTCTTGATGTTATCTTAACGCCAGTATTCTTTCCATTACCAGCTGTAGGGATAACCATTACAGTATCGCCATCGAAGTCCGCTCCCGAAAGTCGATCAGCTACATCTTTTGAGATACCAACAGCATCAAGTGCATTGCCGTATGTATCTTTGCCTTGCTTATTCTTATTATTGACTGTAAGTATAGGTATCTCAAACGTACCACCATGCGGAAATCGTATAAGCGCTACCTTTTCACCATCCTGATAAGTAGGCGCATAAACCTCATCATTCTTTATTTTGGTTAGGGGTAAGATTACCTTGTAGTTCTGCCTAGGAAGTGCTGCTGCGTCAAGATGAACTGCAGTTGAATCACAGTCCGAGGCAAAGCTCGCGAGGAGCTCTCTTTTAACAACAGGATTATCCAGAGAAAGTATTTCATCAAGATCTTCCTGTCGATTCTTTATAGACAAATCAAGCTGCTTTGAAATAAGCTGCTTATTCTGTTTGGATAAGAACTGTGCCGGAAGATGATCGGACCATTCCTCCCAATCGCCTTCCTCTCTGGTCTTATTAATAAGACTCTGCTGCTCTTTTCCATTATCATCAGTGTACCAAGACTGACCGCCACGCTCTTTAAGGAGAGCGCCGAACGGATTTTCGGGATCATCCTTGATTTTCTTAAGAACATCCATCTTAGGTACGTCTTTGGTCTTGTTTGTGTTGAAACGGACGTCAACCCCATCAGGAAGATCATCAGCATAAACTGCCATTCCCTTCAGGTATCTATTTCCGTCGACCAGAATTCGAACCTGCGCATAATGTGAATTACCGAGGTCTAAATCTGCTACACCTCTGCGAAGTTCAATTACGCCATCCTTATTGACGCCACCATCTTCGGCGTAGTTGATCATCAGGCGCTTAGAATCCATAGATTTAGGATAAACAAATGCCTTTTTGAACGAATCGCCCTGATCATAGGAAATATAGTTCTCGACTGAATGGATCTCGTCAAAATTGAATATTTCCTTGTGTTCTGTACCAGGAGGGCAGAGCGCTTTAACAGTAGTGAACTTACCAGGATTAGTAACCTGCTCCATTCGACCATTGTAAGTCGGATAGCCTTCGAGTTCAAGAATATAGAGCGCAGTTTTCATCATTTCCGGAGAAACACCTAGCTGCTCAGCAACGCCTGAGCCGACGTCCAGTTTACCATCTTCGGCAACTCTCTTTTTGAGGAAATCGGCTGTCTTCTGGGCCTGGTTCATACGAGCTTCTGACGCTTCATTCAAAAGCGATCGTACCGTTGACTCAGCAATACCACCCATACGTCTTCCGATCTCAGTAGCTCCATATCCCTTTTCAGCAAGTCTTCGAGCAGTCTCAACCTGAATAGCTCTTTCTTCGTTCTTGGCGAGAGATCGCTGAGTTCTGAACTGCGAAGTTGTAAGACCCATAGATTTAGCAACCTCAGTATCTGTCATACCAGTAGCCTTTAGTTCCTTTATACGACTGAGAAAATCACCTGCGTGCTGATAGGGATTCTCGCCAGATCCATAAGGCCATCGACCAGATCGTCTTGGCATTCCGTAATGTTCAACAAGCCAAGGCTCTCTGTCAAGTTCCTCTTCAAAGTAGGCAAGATCTTCCATGCCCCAGATCATATTACTCCTCCTTCCTGTTTAGTTATGATATCAGAGAATCGTATAGCCTTATCCATAATATATTTTATGCGCTCTGGCTCGGGATTATGAATTATGACCTGATTGTTCTGATATATGCGTAATTCTGTCTCAAGATCAGCCGGATTCTTCTTATATTCCAGACAGAACAAAGCTGCATATATTTCAAGCTGCTCCATGTGTGCTGGAACTACTCCGGTCTTAAGATCATGTATTCTGAGCATATTTTTTCGGAAACTTATGGCGTCAGCTGTTCCGAAACAATACGGAGAATAATATAATATTCTCTCGGGTGTCATCTTGTAGCCAATCGCATCATTGACATACAAGTTGAGAGTTGCGTTGGTTTTCTGCAGCTTTACACCAAGCTTAATACACTGTGCTGCAAGGGCGTGAAGTTCAGTTCCCTGAGCAGCTGCAAGGAAATTATTGCGAGTTTCCATGAGCTTGTCTTCGTCGTAATTTACCCAAGAATATTTACTCGCTGAGAGAAAGGCATGTTTACCTTCAAGCTTGGAATGATCGTTCCATATCATTGAGTACGGCCTCCTTATTCTCAGGGTAAATAAATGATGCATAGGACATGTTGTTCATCGTATCAACATAATAATCCTGATTGGGTTGATGAGATGCTGAAGCGTCTCTCTTACATTCAAGAGCTGCCCAGTGTCCTTGATGTAAAACAAGTAAATCTGGGATACCCTGAATGTGATTTGGATCAGTCTTTAAAACCAGGCATCCTTCGAACCGATGCTTGATCTCTTTGACTAAACCAGATTGGAAGTCTCGTTCCAATTTGTTAGGGGATCGTCCTTTCATGAAAATTCTCCTTTCAAATATTTTGAGCAGGACCTAGCAGGTTGAAAGAGGAAGATAAGATGGAGGTCCAAACCATGGGTCGTCAGGGATTGGAGGATATATCAACATATGGAGGTCGCCAAGTCCTGCTCAAAAGATAAGAGAGAAAGTAGTTATTGTCTCTTTCTCTCCATAAAAGACCATGTTTTGCGCGCGGACATTTATCAATCTTCTATCTGACTATTGGAGGCTCTGGATAGGTCAAATCTTCAACCCTAACATCCAGCGCGTTTGCTATTTTGAACATGTTGCCCAGAGAAGGATAATATGACGCATGCATATAGTTGCATATTGTCTTTTGAGATATTCCTGTTTTAGCCGAAAGATCGGTTTGACTTATATGTTTACGCTCCATGTGTCGGTTGAGTCGAAGAGCGAAACTCTTTAGATACTCGTCCTCAGTATAACCTTTCTCAATATCAACAGCAAGCACATCTAGTCTGAAGTTCCTACCGTTCTCGGTATAGACCATTCGCTTGCCATGCATTGTAAATACAATCTCTCCATACCTAGCATCAATAACATCTGTAATCTCGATGCCCCGCTGTAGATACTTATCCATATCCATCCAGAATACTTCCATTGTATAGCCCATAAAAATAGCCTTCCTTTCTCAATTTGTATGAGTTTTTACTAAATTGCGGTAAGATCATAAAATTTTTAAGAATCTTTAATTAGTAACCGAAAAAATGCCATTTTTAGTAATTTTTTACTAGGCTAGTAATATATTACTAAAAATGGAAATTCACGTAGGAGAAATAAAACAATATTTTTTATTTTTATCAAATTTTAGTAATATATTACTAAAACGTTGTTCAATCTTTACCTCCCCAAATCACAAAACTCGTCCATTTCGACTGGTCTTGATGACATAATCTCGAACCATCCTCTTGTCATCAGGCTTTGAAACTACTAGCTTTTTATTGCAATCAATCGCCGAACAGCCCCTCAACTCACCTGTCATCAACATATAATGACAGCACTTCTGATGATTACACCTACCAATATCTCTCCAATAAAAGCACCCTGAACAACTATTTTTACTTGTCATGTCAACCAACTCCTTAAATTCAAACATAATTTCAATAAAACGAAGAGTCCATGTAAGACTCCTCGTTTGTATTCTATACCTCAAATATTGCGTATACGGCAATAATCCTCAACCGCCCCGAACAGTTCTTTGTCATCAGGATACAATGCAGCAATCATTCTAGCGGGACCATAAGACCATTTAGACTTATCAGGTCCGTAAGTGGATATATCATTCATATTATAAAATACATATTGAATGTCGTGGAATTCGCAAACCTCTCCAACTTTTTTTTCGTTGAGAATATACTTAAGATCAAATACTCGATCACATATATCCCAAGATTTTGTTATGCCTTTCTTATAATTTGCGACTTCCTCAATAATGTCAGCTCTGGGTATAGGAGCGTGCATACACTCAACGATTTTTATTAACTTCGCAGAGCTCATTACTCGGAAAAGAGTGCAGTCACTGTCTTTTCCGAGCAGCGTTGTAAGGGCTTTCCTTATGGTCGGCGTCTCATTTTCGAGTATAGATTTTAACTTCTTATAAGCGCCATCTTCCGGGTGCACAGAATTCTGATACTCATTTGCAGCATATCCAATATTTAATCCGTAATGAGTATCATTATCGTATAGTAAATCGGCATATCCGTATCCACGTACATGATTCTTAAACAATTCGATTGAACCCCATCTAGTGACAGCCTGATATTTTAACATAAATGATCATCCTTTCAAATAATAAAAGCTAAGAGAGCCTGTCACAGCTCTCTTGCTATAATTACAAATCATCCCAGAAAATATGCTTTCCGGAAATTAGCAACGTTGGGGTCGCTAATATATCTAGTATTACTGTTAACCATGTGAAACGATCTTCTATTGTTAAGATCGCTGAGCAAGCTAACATAAATACCGCTGATATCAGCATAACCCCATCAAGTCTTTTTCCGTTCATAATAAATTCCTCCTTAATGAAATGTTCTTCATAAAGGAGTATGTATTAATCGCGTGCGTCTTACTTTATATTATCCTCGTCTGAATCAACCGGATAAACGATGTTAGCGGTATCTTCTTCATCCTCTAAGTCATCTACGTACTCAAAGAAGCACTCATCGTCTTTAAATCCAATGAGGCCACGTATAGACCCAAATAGACCCACCACAATGAATGCGACAGCCGGTGTAACATCCTTGGCAATAGGATCAATCTTAACCATACACCATCCGACAAGTACGCCGAGCACGATCATCGTCAGACCCTGAAAGAATAAACTCATATCTGGGAGTCGTGCCGGTTTTTTAGATTTTAACACTCTTACTTTCCATCGTTTCATATTAACCCTCCTCTACAATGATATAGCCGTCCGTTGCCAGCATGCTTATTACCACCAATTGACTCATTAGGAGCATACCCGCGCTCGCGCAGATAGCCTTCGAGTGAATCAATACAATCGGCGTTGGCCATAGACGATGATAGCCTCATTTCACCGCCCATATTTGTGCCACGATATGTAAGATACACCCGACCGTTGTATTGCTCGTCTGTTATCAACGAGCAAACCTGATCAAACACAACTTTGGGCACATACATATAATAAGTTGATCTTGAGTTAAGCCTTGCCATCGTGTCTTGCCTCCCAATCAGCATCAAACTTCTCGATAACTTTACTAGCCTCGAAGAGAGTCTTAACATCGATCTTATACTCATTAAGAATTTTTTCGATGCATACCATGTGATCGCGGATCTTAGACTCGTTTGTTTTCATCTCAATATAGCCGGACTTGACCTCCTCATCAAGGTCACCAAAGCAGATGTCTTTCATTTCCTCATCAAGCTTCTCACCAAGATGAAGCAGTAAACGCCCCTCTGTGTATTCTTCGATCATTCTTCTTATGAGTTCCTTGTGAAAATGTGCATGAAGCTTATCGTTAAGCTCTCTTGCGACATCGTTATTCATTTCCTTCTTATCCATACCGATTTTCTCCTTTCAAAATTCAAATAATAAAAGCTAAGAGAGCCTGTTACAGCTCTCATGCTTTCGTTTGATTATGATCAATCAACTTTCTTGACAGTAAACCCTCTGATTGTCCTTTCGCATATAATGATAGTATCTGCATTAGAATTTATATACAGAAGGTCACATAAAACCTGCCATAAAGGTATTGGTTTTTCATCTTTTCTGCTGACGTAAATCCCGTCAAAATCACCACGGTTATAAATAATCCCGTCCTCATTATTGTCTATTCTGCATTTAATATTTTTGATCATATAGATCAACTCCTTTCATTAGAGGGCGTGTTTATTTCATATAGGTCAACTCAAACGTCCCAGTATACTTGCCGACCACCCCTGCGGAGTCCTTTGAGTCGGTGGCTTTGAAGTACGCGCCTTCTTTACGCGGATACATAAATTCGAACATGAGATAGTTCATAGCATCGAGAAGATATTCGGTATTACCTGTTTCCTCATATTTCTCAATACATCTCTGACAAGTAGGTATTGCCTTTACTCCATTAGGCTGAGTAAAGTTATCCGCAGCAGAGCCGTATTTGTAGAATGAGGTTTCAACTCGATTTTTTCTCAGTTGATCTGCGCGTAGAGAGTATTCTTTGTTCATATCAAACTTCGCCATCAGACTTCTCCTCCTTAATCCACTTCTTGAAGACATTGCAGTAAGAGCCAGTATTACCCATCATCTTCTTCGCAATTGCCATAGCCAGACCCTTCTCAGGATCAAACTTGTCCCCAGGCTGGCACTTCACAACTGTCTTAGTGCTGTCACTCCAGAATACAATAGTAGCAGGATCATTAAAGATTACATTCTCGATTTCAAGCTTCTTAAGGCTCTTTTTATTACCCGTTGAAGCGAAATCGTAGGTATCCCTATAACGCTTAGACAGCTGATATATTCGATCAGTGTCGCATCCTAACATTCTCGTATAAAGAATGCAGTTGTCATAATCACCACCGAAGTCTGCACCAAGAGCCCCAATGCCATAAAGGGAATTCAAGCAGTTCTTAGTCCATGCCCTCGATGGCTTTGAAACACCATTCAGAATAGTCTTAAGCATATTCTCGCGGCGTATATCTTCAGGGATAATCTGTTCGTACTTCATGTTCATAATAAAACCTCCAAATCATATTTTTAAAATGTTTCCCACAGGATGCCAAGTATTTTCTTATTTATCTTCGCCAGTAATCAGCTCAGAATATGGTAAACTCTCAATCCAGTCGCAGAATGTATGCCACTCATCCAGTTTATGATTCTTACGAGACTTATAAATATTAGCCAGAACCTCGTAGTTTAACATAACCGTTCGGCGCTGGTTGTAAGAGCTCGGCAGTAGCTGTATCATCTGCCACCAAATATCTTTTTTTGAGAATTCGTCCTTATACTGTTCGGTTTGCTTATCGTAATTATTATAAATATCTCTGTAGATATTTAGTTCATTGATAACATGCTCGAGCAAGCAGGTATCAATCAAATGCTCATGACTGAAATCCTCCAGTGTAAACTCCTTCTCTGCAATCTTATGCATAGTCGAGCAAGAATTAGTGACCGTGCCGACCTTATAGGTATCAAACTCCTTCCATAAATACAATGGGGCGTTAATATCTATTGATACTGTGATCATGCGCAGGAATTTGCGATGATCGGATCCTGCAGCGACAAGCTTTTTCATAAGCTCATAATCGTTAGTGCCGATACAGAATCCCCGTTTCCTAGCAAACCTATATATAGACTCGCCCCAGGGCACATCAACGTCGAGTACACATGCCATACCACTATCACTCTTATCCCAAGAGTTATAAGAGTTTCTCATACCACGGATAGCCTCTTTCCATCCGTAAGTCTTTAATTTGGTTATCTCAATCATTTTTATTTTCTCCCTTCGTTTCTGTTCTCCAAGTAGTATTACCATCGCCGGCATACTCGACAGTGGCTTTGTTTTCCTCCTTCTCGTTCCAGCCCAACAGTCTTTTAAGTTCGTGGATATCGCGTTTAAATTCACGAACTGGACCCTGACAACGACTACAATATCCAAACGACATTGCATCTACAATCGATGTCAGTTTGCAGGATATGTCTTTTAAAGTCTCCCGTCCAATCTCAGAGTTAAGTGCATTCGGTGCGGATTGTTTAGCTGGCTTATCATCTTTCTCGTCGAGTCGATCAATAAGTGGGTCAAAGATCGTGAGCGGATCCATTTCTCTCATATGTTTAGTGTATGCTTCCTTAGGTGTTAATTTTTCAACCTTGTATACTGCTTTCTTATAAAAGACAATAACACCGTGGCGATTTGCATAAGTATCAAACGTAAGTGGCATAAACTGTACATTGATAATTTCTATGCCATCATTACCGCTCGCCCAGGCATTAAATTTTCTCGTAACGTCGTCAAGATCACCATCAAAAGTGATCATTTGATAATTAGTTACTTTTGTACAAATCTCTCCCATACAAATTCACCTCATATTCCAATTATCTGAGATGCGATCATATCAGCAGTGTGAGTGTAGAGAACATTATGATACATCTTAACAGCAGCCGAATAACACTGCCAATTCTCCTTGTCATCGAATGCTCCCATATGCCAACGGATACAATACATTTCTTCATCAGTCAGTCCACCCTGAATTGGTGTCATAACCTGCTGGGCTATCATGGCACTCTTATCGCCATGACCTGACAGAAGCTTATTTTTATTATAAGTCCATATACCTTCGTCGTTTAAAACATAGTCATCACATTTACAAAGATCATGCAGCATGCCGACTACGACGGGACTGCCCGTATGATCCCAACGCAGTCCAAGTCGGTCGGTGAGATTCTGCAATTCAGTAGCCACCTGCTTTGAATGATCATAGAGTCCACCGATATAATTGCCATGATGACTAATTGCTGCCGGGGCTGTAAAGTAGCCAAGCTCATCGAGGAAATTACTCAGTACGATAGGGTTATTAATTCGGTTCGGCATAAATTCCCGGAAGTCTTTGATATTTTTCTCCCTCACCTTTTCCATCTCAGCAGCAATTTTAACCTTAACCGATGCGGATCTCTCATCAGTCTCCTTAGTATCAGTCTCGTCAACTTCGATTACCTTATAGATCTTTTCGTTATTCATTATTATTCTCCTTTTCAGATATTATTTTCACCTTATAACCGAGCATCTCTTCCACCTCGGCCAAGGTTATTTCCTTAGACGGCTCATTTACTATGTAACTCGCCATCGCCACAGGTGCATGGGGTTTGCCATCGGTGAGATAAGTGAGTTTGCCAGGTAACAGATTAGCAGAACCAATAGACATAGTTATATCACACGATACTGAGGTAGATGTAAAACCTGAATGAAGTATCGTTGAATTAAGTCTCGGCAACACGTTAACAGGAAATACATTAACAACCTTTGGAAATTCAACAAGCCACTCAAGTCCATTCTTCGTATAGCATCTATACACGAGGTCAAAATATCTTTCATTAGTTATCGGATCGATAATAAAGTCTGCCTTTTCTAACACGACCTCAGCAATATCTGATTCTTTTATATTCTTAGGGTTTATTACATCTCTTAATATTTTATTACTTGTCATAATATAACTCCTTTCAGAAAAGCTAAGAGAGCCTGTTACAGCTCTCCTGCTTTTGTTAACTCAGACTTTTGATTATAAATATCTGTAGCCAAAATGACATGAAGTTAAGAATAGCCCCAATAACCAATTCTAATATTGGACCGCCCAGTGCGTCGACAACAAATGCTGCCAACGTACAAAGCACTGCCAATACACAGTTGATAGTTACCTGAGCTATTGCTATTACTCTAATTATCTTTTCTGACATGATAAATTCCTCCTTTATTTAGTGAGTTTCCTCATAAAGGAGCATGTATTTTACGCGATTATTCCTTAGCCTCAAAGTTAATAGGCTTATGGGAATTTATATTCCACGGCCTACCGAGGCACTCGTTGCATGGTTCCTCAGACTCCGGCTGCTTATACCACTTACACTGGGGGCAGTAGTCACTGTAATAGCATTCCTTTGTTGGTGTTTCCATTATATTTGATTCTCCTCCATTTTAAGATTATCTGGCAGACGATCATATGCACGATTGAGTTTGATATCGCACGCTCTATCAACCTGCTTACTAGTAAATAATTCACCCAACTCAACCGCGTATATTGTAACGAGAACGTCAGCAAATTCTTCAAGAACGCCGTAACCATTTTCGTCAAGACCACGGTTGTACTTAGATATGGCCTGTATCAGCTCTGCACACTCTTCCTGAAGAATGCTAAGATTTTCCTTCGCGGCCACAGAATGCGCAATGCACTCCGCTTTGGCAATGTATGTTGCGGGGGAATTGTATTCACTCTTGTCATTATTAGTCATGCGCCTTATAAATTCCTCACGATCCACGATTACACATCCTTTCTTTTGTTCTTAACGTATCCCCATGTTATAATAAGAGCATGATCGGCATAGTTGAGATGGGCTTCATATCCAGCCTGATTGAGCATGTCGATTGTCTGATCAAGAACAACCTCATCAGTGTCGTTAAAGGTAATGTAGCATTCTGGTTTGCCTTCCCCGGCAGCCTCGTCGATTTTTGCCGCAATCTTCTCAACAAAACTGTCAAGTCCCTTTTTGCGAACAATCTCAGTAGCCTGAATCTGTACATCTATAGCTTTCCTCAACATTATTTCCATATTATTTTTCCTCCTTATTGAAATATATGTGCACCACTCTGTCAATTTTGTCAACCTCAATTAATGATGGTTTGGATAAGATGCGATATTCATAGCCCTTTGCATTGAGAAGTTCATTGAGCTTACCTATCAGGTCCTCTCCGATATCTGATATGTCAACATGGATATTGCTTGTTACATCATTATAGTCGTAGTCACGATCCACACAATCATTGTATACCCAAGTTACATATCCGCATCGATTACACTTATAACCTCTCCCCCCTTGGGGATCTTCGTCAAATTTCTTCAACTTCTGACTCTCACAACGTGGGCATATGCCGTGATTGTATTTGAGCTCCTCTTTGCGAATAGCAGAAAAAAATTCCATTGTAGTCATTTAAATACTCTCCTTTCAAAAATAAAAGACCTTGGGAATCGAACCCAAGAACTCTCGATCAGCTCGAGCGTGTTACCATAGTTACACCAGTCTTCTCATAATACACTATGTATTTTTCGCGAATCATTGTTGAAGGACTCGTAGAATCGTCCCTCATTGAATTTGCCCTTAGCCCTCAAAGCTCTGGTTATTGCCCTGTCGATTGGACTTCTCGATACAAGATGATAATACCAAAGATTCATATAAGGCGTATTGAGACGATCGATTCGTCCTTGTGCTTGGTTCATTATTCGCCAACTATAGTTCTGAGAGTAGAATATTATAGTATCGGTAGTGATACAATTCCAGCCCTCAGCACCTGCAGCATAATTGACCAAATAAACCCATTTGCTTGACACGGGGACGGGCTCGTGCTTATGCCCATTCCACTCGGCAATCTCCACGTCATCGCCATAATTAATAGACTTGAGTATATCCAACTCGAAATCATAATTGTAGAAGATGATAGCGGTAGGATGCTTCTCAATCAACTCGAGTAAAGCCACCACGCGACTCTCATCACTAAAAGTAATCTGTCGAAGAACACTACAGAATTGTGCAGCATTTTCTATAGGCTCCCCTTTCAAATTTTGCCGTGTCTTAATGACTCGTGTTATCAACTCTCCATCATATTTAACAGCAATTTCTTCGTGGTGAGATGTTGTCTTCCGCTTGAAATCCATATCCACAAGTAACTCGTCTCGATGCTGGATAAGCAATTCGACATTTATATATTGCAGCACTTGTGGGAACGTGGTTCTTGGATTATAGACGATGTGGTAATACTCGAACTCGCTTTTATTTCGGTAGAACCCATTAGCAATGAATACCGCCATGTAGTCCTCCCATTTGTCTCCAGGAGTAGCGGATAACAGTATCCATTCGTTATTCCTAGCAATCTTTATAAAGGTTTTTGCCCACTTACCGTATCCAACGACTCGCTGTTCATCGAATATAAAGAAGGCGTCTTTAACATTGACATATTTTTCTATATTATTCCAACTATCGACAATTACCTGATTATCATATTCATTAGCATCTGGATGCGGAGACAGCAAGAATGGGGCCATGTCTACTGACCATTCTGCCGTATCTCTCTTCCTAGCAGTTGTAATAATATACAAGTCTTTTGGGTGGGTCATCATAGAAAACTTCTTAGAAGTGTCATACAAATCGCCGCCCATTCGACTATAATAGTATGCCAACGATGTCCGGCTTTTACCAGAGCCAACCCCGCCGCAGAGAATGCAACCATTATGCATTTTTCTTATAGCATCGAGTTGATAATCATACATTGGCACACTACTCATCTATGCAAAAACACCCGATTCCTTCTGCGGCAAACGTGAACATTGCTGTAGCCATCTCTTCTTATTGCATTATCGTATGACGCCGCACAAGAAGTGGCATTGCGATAGGGGCCAACGTCTATCTCAACGGCATTATAATCTGATGCAAGAAAATCATCAAGAGTACCTACAACATCATGATAGCAGGACTTCTCTTCTCTCACGTCATACCTAGTAGGTATGACGTCGATGGGTGTCATTCTTGGCATAACAATTTTCTCCTTTCATTTTTAGCATTAGTGATGCATGTACTTCATAGCAAAGGGGTCCGCAGCCAGGTCCTGTGTGACGTACATAGTGTTGACATAGAGTGTCTTACCCCTGTCCCATACACGAGGGTTGAGGAAGACGTCGACATTCGACGCCCTAATAGTATCGAGCACACTCACACTCTCGGGATCAAGCAATACTGGCTCGTTATCACCCACAACGAGGAATATGCGAGGAGGGAACTTGGACTCATAGTTGATTATCACAGATACAAAGAATGTGGGAACAAAGCCCTCTTCCTCACCCTCGCGAGGCACTGTCTGCTTGACATTAAATCCTTCCTCGATCATCTGCATAGCAAGGTTATGATCGGGAATGATAATGTTGGCCTTACGCTGATTGCTCTTGAACCTGTCTCGATTAGGGTCACCGGCAAAATTAGTGTCAAAGATAAAATGAGTATTTTCGAGAATGATACGATTGTTTTCCATAATAAAGTTCTCCTTTAACTTATAAAATATTTATTTTGATCAGAAGGGGAGTGCCCCAGGAATTTCCCCGAAGTACCCCTCATCCGATGCAAACCAACCTGCATCACAATAGAGTGAAATTGACTCTATTGCATCATCGACAAGCTTTATGTAATACGACTTGTCGATTTTATTCTGCAAACCAAGCTGTTCGACCTGCTCAGTTTCCATCCATAGGTAATCCTTGGTACCGCTGATAGAATAATACTTACCATCGGCTTCACGATATAGTTTTCCTGCGCCTACGCCCTCCTGCATAGGACAGAACAACCCAACTTTACCAACGAAAATGTAGTTGTGTTCGCCCTCGGGAAGACCCTCGCGCATGTCAAGGTATATCGACCCACGGCATTCCTTTGTCTCACACATATCCTCGAACGCTATCTCCTCTTTACTAAACAGAGTCTTGAATACATATGGTACAGCAAACTGAGTGCCAGTTGCAGTCCACTCGCCACTCTTTTTGTGGTTCTTGCCAGGACAATAGCCATAGAGAGACATACATTTCTCCTCGGTAGCATATTTGGCAATGTAGACTGCATTGTTTACCAGACACATCTTCTCGTAAGTGGCCTCGTGTTCGAAGGTATAACCATAGCTTAAGCCATAGTTATACACGAAGTCAATTATCTCAGGAGTAGCATCGGGTATTTTTATAGAGTCGGTCTTGATGTGAGCAACCTTGAAGCCACGCGCCTCAACCTCATTCTTCAAATTAACCATGAAGAGAGCGCCACGCTTGGCAACAATGTTGTCTATATTTCTAGTGTCCTTAAACGGGTTCTCAAACTTAGCTGATGTGAGGCCATATACAGAGTTGATAGCAGTCTTCAATGCATTCGCCAGTGAGCCCGAGGTCATTTCGCCGCTCAGCACTTTCTGGATATAAGGCGTCAGCTTGCCATCAAGCATGCCGTTGACAATATCCCAAGCCTCGTGCTTGATTGATACACGACCCTCGACAATATCACGGAATGCTCGAGTGAACTTTGGTCCAAACAGACATTCCGCAATTGCCGAATGGGGGTGCATGGAAGATATATCAAGTAACGCCACATTACCATATGTATCGGGTTTAGCGAACACCCAACCGCCCTCGCCAACGACTTCTCCACGATAAGTTGATTTGCCAAATTTGAATTCGTAGCCTGGGAAGTAAGGCAGAAGTGACTCTCGTTTATCACCACTACCCTCATATCCGTAATGCTTCTTAGACATCATCTTAGGGCATGCTTCCTTGAGAAATGCCTCGACTTCAGGATCCATACAAGTGACTGGTTCAGCGAGATTTCTGTAACAGAATTCATTCTGAGGCTTACGATTTGTACCAAAGATGATTCTCGTTGTTAGACTGTTGGTTGAATCATTTACGGTCATCTCTGCCAAGTCAGCCAGAATTTCTCTTGCCGTCCAATCAGCTTCGAGGTAGTGGAATGCAGCCTTAGTTGCCCTAACATCGTTTTTACAATATTTTACAACCTTAGGCCATAGTTCTTCTGGTACAGGCTTGTCCCACGGCAGACCAAGTTCCTGATGGTGAATACCTATTTTGATTTCAAGCTTCTTAAGGCTCATTTTATTGCTTGCTGAAGCGAAATCGTAGATATCCGTGTAACTCAGGTTATATGCCTCACGGAATTTGCCGTCCTTGTGGTTACCGATGATAAGCTGAGACTGCTGATATATTTGTTCATTGTCATATCCTAACATTCTCGCATAAAGAATGTGGTTGTCATAGTTTCTGTTATTGAAGCCCACCAACTTAGTTGAAGTAAGCTTATTTATGTCTTCTGCAGTTGGATTGATCAATGCAGATACTTCGTCTGAGTCATCGGACATGAAACATACAACAAATAGATTAGGGAAGACTTCCACATCATAAAATACGATGGGATTATCGTCCTTTGACTCAGCATTGTCTAACACCAACTCGTCAGCCGACTTGAATTGCATCTTGTTAACCATTTTGATACAATAGTCAGCATGGTTAGTTGAGCCAGCCGCGAATGTTAGCACAGCATTTCTTAAATCTCTGACATCATACTGAGTGCCAGCCTTATAAGCGTCATCCAGTATTTTGTAGATAAAGTCAATACTTGGCTTGGTACCCGGATGATATTCTTTCTCCAGGTTTCTAAGAATGAGAGTACGAATTGCCTTTTCATTCTTAATGGTATCTTGATTTACCACCTTGTCATCTCCTTTCAATGGTAAACCCGAACTGATATTGGCGATAGGAAGATTGTTACACTTGGTAAGCTTTCTTCTTAATGCCTGCTTACCGGTGAATACCTTTATCTCAACATTTTCCGAATAGATTCTGCTGAGTTTGGTCGGATCACCAGTGTAGATGTAATGAAGATGTACGCCGCAGCCAGACTTACTCAGTTCTGCATAAGTAGCCGGCCATTTAGCAGCCTCTGCAAGATTTGCTTCGAGACTCTTCTTACCATCAACCTTTAAATCGAAGTCTATTACAATATGATGTATGTCTGAGAACAGCACATAATGCAATAAAGAGGTGTCAATATCCGACAATTTGGTAGTTACGTTATCCCATTTTGATCGAGGGACGCCTTCCTCAGATGCATACTGGGCATAGCAATCTGCACACGTTTTGTCGAATATTGAGATATTCGAGTCTAATATCAGGGTCTTGGAGCCATTTTGAGCAAGTGTAGTGATAGAAGTATCATTTGATTCATATCTATCGCCTCTAAAACCTTTATAATATCCCCTCGCATTGGTACCATCGGCTAAAGTATACTTATCAAGGTATTCTTCAAAGTAATTCTTCAACTCTTCCTTAAATACTCGCTGTGGGAATGGATAAGCTACCTTTGCATATTCGCAATAGTTCTTATACATCTCCCAAGCTATTTTGAGCGATACGCCGTTGTCCCTTGAGAAGATCAAATAACTATCCATAACGAAGTTGTAGAAGTCGTTCGACGCACCCATCATACCGACAGGGATATAGTCATCGTAGGCATGCTTGTCGTCTAGATACACATTCAAGCACTCATTAGCAATACCCCCGAGCTCGAATGGGATCATACCTTTGAGTCTATCATAATCAGCACGATTAAGCAGTCTACCAGATGGTGACACGTCAATGAGTCGTCTTATCAACCCTGATTTAGCATCGGTAATTTTTACTGGCTTGTTTGTACCCATAAATAGGAAGCACTTGAAGTCAGTAGCATAAGTTGATTTAAACTTCTCATTGACTGTCATTTTTTCGTGTGACACTAAGGAATTTAATCGAGTATTGTCCTCGATTCTGGAAAGGTCGCCATCGTGCTGAATAGCAACCAATGGGTTTGATTTGAAAGCCTCAAGCGCAAACTGATTGCTTGATGAACCCAAGGCTTTCGCATCAAATACCGAATAGTAACCCTGAAACAATTGTTCCACAATGTTGAGGATTGTTGATTTACCTGTACCCTGTGCACCATAAAGAACCATAAATTTCTGAATCCTTTTGGAGTCACCGGACACAATAGCACCGATCGCCCACATCAATTTGTGAGCTTCCTCATCATCATAGAGGGTATGTATCATCTGATCAAATGCCGGTGTGGGAGCATTCTCAAGTGGATAAGGTAATCTCTTGCTCGCGTAATCCTCTTTTTTCACAGGACTATTTGCAAAGACAAGAGTCTCGTCTAATGGATGAAATGAGTCTCGCATCTGACGCTGACAATATCTATGCCATGCATCAATCATGTTTGACTCCGCATCACACATGTAAAGCACGATAGCCCCATGCTCGACATTTTTTTCAGCAAGATACTTGTCAATCTCGGCATCAATCAGATCAAGCGCGTCTTGCTCATCAGTGCTCCAACGCCCCTGCTCGTCAAGCCAGATGGCATAGAAATCTCCGCCTCGAATCATCAAGTCTTTTGACTTAGTAATTCTGAAGCGGGGATATACGACTGTACGACCTTTCGAGTCCGTTCGAGTAGACACTCTGAAGAAGTCTAACATCTGGACTCCCCCTTTTTATTCTTCTGTTGTGTCAGCTTTTGTTTCCAGTTTGCGGATACGGATTGCATTGACAATCCAACCACCAATAGCGAGACCAGTCACTAAAGCGATGCTTGCGTTGGTATGCTTAAGTCCTTCAGTAAGATTGTTAATACATGCATCGGATGTATTGGCCCATTTACATATATCAGCGATTCTATCGCTGGCAGCTGAAGCGAAGTTTTCGATTTCCTTGTTAAAAGCTTTCTGCTCGCAAAAAGCATTAAAGATGTTCTCCATTGTTATATTTTCCATAACAGTGACCTCCGTAATTATTTAAGTGTATTAAGATAACGCATTGCCTGGTACCATATTTCCAGGTTACGCATATCTACTGTAGGATCTGCAACGGTGAATAAGCCACCTCGTCCAGATGGCATATATTCGCCTGCTTCAAATCTGTTTATTATTTCCTGTACATCAACTGGGTTGTAATGTTTGTCATCATACCCGTCAAGGCCTAATGACACGATCATAGCATAGAACCACACACCTGTTCTGTCACCTTCAGCATCGTCCGCCATGATCTGCTCCTCGATGCGAAGCGCGAGTGCCACCATCATCTCGAGCATTGAACAGCCATCGTTTTGATCAAGGATTGTAGTTATCTCGGATGGTGTAAGGCCTATCTCGTGTCCAAAGCGTTGTCTCATGGCCCGCCCGTCTGACTCTCTATTTTCGTCCATACGGTTCTGATACACAAATCGTATGTCATGAAGCTGTGTACAAAGCTTCTTGTAGAACTGGAGTCCAGTCTTGTCGACGAGCCATTTAACATAGTCGCGTTCCTGGTGTGGATGAATTCTCATTTTGATCACCTCACTTTACGTCTAACGAGTTGTCAGGAAAGGCATTGTCATAGTCAGGTGGTAAATCTGAATAATTCATATCCTTTCTGTTTATTTCGTAATCTATCATACGAGCGTCATTACGTACCCAGATCTGTACTGTGTTGAAGTCATCAAATGCGTGGATAGCATCGAGACCAATTACTGTTTCGGGGTGCTCGATCTTAACACCCCAGCTATCAGCTAAGACGCCGTCATCATACCAATCGAGGTCGAGTAGCTCATAGTCATCACAGTCACCCACCTGATTTGGATCGATGAGATAGGGTTTGTCTTCTGCATCAGGATTAGGAACTGCCTTTTCCATAAGAATTTCTCCAACACCAGGTTCAACAATACCTTCTTCTTTCTTCTCAGGCTGTGAATAATTTGTATACTCATTTACCTGACGAGTGTATTTGTTGAATTCGGGGTTACTCTTGTCGCTATCGACATAATTAGCTATTGCACCATCTTCGCGGAACTTATGAATTACTCCATAAGCCGCCTTGACATCAGCAATATCTCGATCGGCTTTTTCAGCGTATTTCTTCTCGAAATATTTCATTGCGGAGGCTACTCCAACAGCAGCCCCCGCAATAAACGCCAATACAACCTTAACTGTATTGTTCATTTTGATCACCTCACCATTTTACTCGAGACAGGATGTTGTCTGAGCAGTTGAAGTTCAGCCATATACCCTCTCGGCCACTATCCGTTACGAAGTTAGCAGCAGTAGGGTTATTGTAATCAAAGATGCCGAAAGATATCTGATGTGTAGGTCCATCGGGATCAAATACCCAGCCAGAGAACTGTCCTTCAGGTGTTCTGTCAAGACCAAGATCGTCTCTTACTTCGTTCTCGAACATAAAGCCGGTTGCACGAAGTTTATCATTCGCTGCCTGCTCATGTGCCTTAAGGAACATAAGATTATAATTATTGTAGGGGTCACGCTCGTAATTTACATTGTATTCATCAAAGAGTGCTGTATGAGGCGCCTTGTCGATCTTCTTAACTTCCTTTGTTTCAGTCTTTACCTCGCCGGTCTCGGGATCGACAGTCTCAGTCTGCTCGAGTTCTACACGCTCATTACGATAAAGCTTCATCTCTGCTTCATCACCGATGGCACCAGCAACACGCTTACGATATTCTCTGAATGATGTATCGACAGCAGTAAACGCGGCTGACAGTGCCGCATTTCTGCGCATCATAATATTGTTAGATCCGAGCATGCATGTGATAGAAGTTGCAGACAGAAGAATTGTAGGGGCATACACCTTAGTGAGATACCATGCAGTATCGAGATATACTTTCGTCATAGTCTGAGCATCTTCCTTACTCAGCTCAGTCTTTTCGTTACCCTCTTCATCGAGGTGAATCTCTTCGATTTTGATCTTGGCTTCCTCAATAACAGGAATGGCCTTCTTTGTGCCCACAATGGCGCCGACGATAGCACCTGCACCCGCTACGATAGCACCTGCGATAAGAAGCTTGGGTGAGTTTTCGATTGCTGCAAACTTAACGTTTGTCATAAATTTACCAATAGTATTCATGATTTCCATATTATTTTCCTCCTTAAATTATTTATTGATGGGGTAAGGGTTCGGCAGCTTGACAATGTAACAATTGCCATACGAGACTACACGTGCGTCTCGTATGTCTGTCCAACCCCATTTATTATCATTATAGTTGGGTATAATGCCTGCAGACTGATAAAAGTCGCCAACCGAGGCAATACCATACTCGGCGATCAGTTCGAACATCTGGTCAAGCACCTTTTCAGCATCAACTCTTGTGGGAAACTGTACGCACTGGTAGTCAAATACCGAACCAGTTCTCGCAGGTGTTGGCGGACCATTATACGATGCATAATAAGGTGTCGCCTGAGCCTGCTTGTAATATCCCCCGTATGATGTATATGGGCTTCCATTATATCCGCCGTATCCGAATCCTCGATTATTATGTCGAGCTTCACCGAATAGCAGCATGTCAACTCCGTTTGATACAATACTTGACGCCAGCTGTTTGAGGCCCGGTATAATCCAGTCTCTGAATATGGTACCACTGACCGTTTTCAGGTCTGTTGTAATAAACTTGCCAGGATTAGCAGTAGGTTTCTTAACTGCCTGCGCCACAGCTTTAATTTCCTTCTTAGGTGTATTTATTGGCATGTTTGCCTGTGCCATCGTATCATCTCCTTATTTTGATCAGAAAAGCTAAGAGAGCCTGTTACAGCTCTCTCGCTTGGCATCTTTACTTTGTTTCAGTCTCCTCATTTTCTGTCTGAACCTGAATGTCGGGAGTGTCAGTTTCAGTTTTAACTGTTGCCTGTTCCGCCGATACCTGCTTTGACTCCTTCTTAGCTTTGATCTTAGCCGCAATAGCTTTGCCACCCTTGAATACCAGCCCGCCGAGTGCTGCTGCACCCACGCTTGCCAGTGCCATGATAGCAATGCCCACAGCGACTGAACCCTTGTTAAGACCTTCGTCTTCGTCACAAGTGTCTTCAGATACAGGAACAATATCTGTTGCCTCTACCTCAGTCTCGTTCTCCATTACTTCGTTGTTCATCATTTCTTCCATGATAAAACCTCCAATAAAATTTAATTTTTGAGATGTCTCTCATAAGAGAGTGTGTTTTTATCGCGAATTACAGAACATGCCTAAAGTCTGTTCTTGGCGGTATTTCAAAATCGACCGTCATCGCAAGCCGATTATCTGCTGTGAGCGTGGACCCAAATATTGGATCGATGTATCCGCGGTCTATATGCCAACCAAGCTCATGCCCCAAGGCGGTTTCCTCAAGTCCTACTTCGTAATAGAACTCGTTGAGAGATATATAATTATCATCTCTCATCTGCCTGTTCAGATCATTGCAGGCTTTTTTGATATCCTCCATTGTGGAATAAAAGTACCTGCCTGAATAGCGTTCGTAGCAAAGAAGTTTGCCATCTGCATTAGCAATAGCCACTGGAGCGGGCGTCGTAGATGCATCAACTGCTTTTTTTGCTACCTTATCCTGTATTTTTTGCTTAACCTCTGGTAGTTTCTCCTCGGGTACCATTTCTTTAATCTGCTCTTCAACGGACTTCTTGTAATCCCTAAACGCCTGATCTGATACCGTTAATGCGGTTGTAAGCAATGCATTACGTTTGAGACTCTGATGGGTTCCAAATATAATGCATGCCGCTGAACCTATAGTCGTGAGTACAACTGGGACATAGTAAGGCGCCTTTATTTTGAACACCTCACCGGCCGTAAGCGGATCGGGATCGCCCGTTACCCACTTCTGTGTAGCCTCGTCCATGTATACTCGCTTACGGCTCTCCTGTACCTCCACGAGCTTTGCTTCTGCTTTTTTGCTTGCATGAGCAGTCTGAAATATAGCAGTTACCATGCCTGCTATACCAACACCCACACTGAGCTCAGTGACATGCTGGGAAGCCAATCTACCAATATTTGCAGCAACAGGCTTCAAAGTGTCAATCATACTCAATTAAATTTCCCCTTTCACTTTCAATTAGTATCATTTTGATATCATCGATCTCATCAAGCATGTACCTACCATACTTAGTTGGATTGCGATCATCACCGTTCAACAACATCTCGTGTGTCTTTTGCACAATTAACATCGGGTCAAGGTCAGTATCGATCAATCTCTGCATCACGTATTTGCAGACGGATCTGTGATACGATCGTTCCATAACCTTATACTTAGGCCATACTTGAGCAGGTGGAATCATCTGCGCATAATGATCCCTTAAGATTTTGAGCGCCTCTGCACTGGTCATTGTTGTATTCTCCTTTCAGAAAAGCTAAGAGAGCCTGTTACAGCCCTCTTGATTTTGAGTTAGTTGTCTTATCGGTGCTCTTTCTTCCACTCATCAAATCTCTCGTCAATACGCTTCTGTGCTGTCTGCTGTGCATTTAATGTAGTCAGCACAGTACCAATAATACCGACGATCAGTGAAATTATTCCAAGCTTTGTCATAAGTTTTCACCTCCCTCATATAATAGCATGTTTAAGTCGCGAAGTATGTTCAATCTTTCCGAAAAAGCTAAGAGAGCCTGTCGCAGCTCTCTTGCATTTTGAGTTACTTCTTAAACGTATCTTCCTTAAGATTGTTAAGTGCGTCTAGTGCCTCATTCACCTTATCGCTTGCTCCAGCAAAATCCTCTGGATTGGTATCGTATTCGCGCATGCTTCCTATCACACCGCGAATAAGTCCAATCACATAGCCCACACCTGCTGCTACGATAAAACAAATCACACCTATTACCTTTTTCATAACAAATTACCTCCAATAAGTTTATTTTGAGTTTCCTCATAATAGGAGATGTTTTTATCGCGAATTAGTATGTTATGATTGTGCACTCCATTCCGTCGCCAGGCTTGGCGACAGTCTGCTCCATGCGATATGGAATCTTGTGTTTCCGACATATCTTACTCATGGCATTGCTCATAAGCTTTATTACCGATGGCATGGATTCGAAGTATTTCTCGGTGATCATGTCATAATAAAGCTCTGTTGGTTCGAGAACGATCTTGTGATGAGAGGTTTTTGTTTCCAGCTTTGTATGTGGCTTCAACGGCCCTTTCTTGTCGTTTTTTATGACGGAAACAATCGTTGCCTGGAGTCCGTTTATTACAGCAATAGTAGTGACAACAAGCTCTTTGCCATCCCCATATTCACGGGTCATATATAACACATTGTTCATTTTGATCAATCCTCCTGTATAATATAATCTGGATTGCGCCTACAGAGCATTATCAGATACTCAGCACGCCTATTTATCTGCTTTACATTGGTGGGTAAATTCGAGCCAGTAGAATGATCGAATCCTTTGAATACATCTGCGTATTCTACCTGTGCCGCTATATCCGGGTATTCAGTCTGCAGATTTTCCAATTCAGACGCCCATTTCGACCAAGTAGCATCTGAAATAAGATTCTCGTTGTATCCATAGTAAATAACTGAGTGGATCCACACCTGTAATCTTCTCCTGTGGATCAATTCGGCTATCTCTTCTCTTGACATTATAACTCCTTTCAGAAAAGCTAAGAGAGCTTGTTACAGCTCTCCTGCTATTCTCAGCATCCTTATTTCTTAAATATGCTAGTGAATATGTGCTTAAAGGTGCTCGAACAAATCGAGCCCGTCTGCTCAAATATAAACCCCTGCCTGATCCACTCCTGTTTCTTAATGAATTCAGCAATTCCAAGTGCTAACCCACCAACACTGACGCCGGTAGTAACACCACTAACGATCGTATCGCGCTTAACTTTGGCCTTTTCAGCCTCAGCATTGTCACGACTCGCTTCATAGTCTGTTACCGCCTTTGTCAGGTCAGCAATGCCCTTGGACATCTTTGCATAATCATCAGGTCCAAGATTCATATCAGGCAGCTCTTTTGTCTGTCTTTCGATTTCCTCTCTGATCACCTTGCTAAATTCGTCCATATTTACATCTTCCTTTCAAAAAATATTGGGATGCTCTCCCATAAAACACCGTGTTTCAGTCGCGACTCACTTTGAGTATCACCTTGTTTGTGTTCTCGAACTGGGCTGGTGAATCGGCATCAATTTCGATACTGAACATGTCTTTGTTAGGGTCTTTAGTGTTAACATGAAGCACACCAAATCTGACCTTTGTACCAAGACCGGAAATCACTACCGTGAGAGCCATACCGCATGCGAGTCCCATCGACCATATGATAGCGGCTACTATGTAGAATGTCATTTTGATCACCTCCTTTCAGAAAAAGCTAAGAGAGCCTGTTACAGCTCTCCTGCGTTGAGTTCATTCGATTACCTTATCGATGTCATCATCACTTTCAAGTTTAGCAGAATGATCACGCAGCTGTATGAGACTAAACATACATCCAATAATCGGTAACATAATTACCGCATAGATGATAGTGTCCTTTACAGTTATCTGATGATTCATAAACTTCATAAACTTTTCTTTCATAATAAAAACCTCCGATAATATAATTTCGGATTTCTCCTCATAAAGGAGCATGTAATTTACGCGACAAAAAGGAAGAGCGCTTGTTATCGCGCTCCTGCCTGTTCGAGGATTGTCTCTCTTACAAAATCGAGTTCTTCCATCATTTCTTTCTTAAGTCTTTCAGCTCTCACCCAATTTACTACGTACATGATTCCTGCTACAATTCCTGAAATTGCAGCTGCCACGCCCATAACAATCGTTGCTACCTTAAAAACCTTTTTCATAATAAAAACCTCCAATAATATAATTTCGGATTTCTCCTCATAAAGGAGCATGTAATTTACGCGAAAAGCTATGAGAGCTGTAACAGGCTCTCATTCGCTATCAATTACAAATTTTGTCATACCACATATCAATAACTTCTTTTACATAATCTGTGCTTACATCATATTTTACGGCGATATCCTCTATTGAATATCCGTCGTGATACATGTAACAAACATCTTCCATAAAATTTTTCATTGCTGACATTTTTTGATCAACTCCTTTCATAATAGAGTGTGATTTTGTCGCGAAAGAATAAGAGCCCTTGTTAGAGCTCTTATGCGCCCGTCACTCATTCATATCGTCGGAATCCCAATCATATTTTGAGATTGCGATAAAAGCAACTCCTGTAAGTATCGCTTGAATCGGCCATATCCATGGACCATGCAGTAAGTGCCATGAAAGCATCATAGCCCCTCCGCTAATCCAGAATACAATCGTTTTCATTGTGATCTTCCAGAAATCGTTTCTGTACTTTTCCCAAATTTTCTTCATAATACATTCCTCCTTTATTTAGTTGAGTTTCCTCATAAAGGAGCATGTTTGAGACGCGAAAAGCTAAGACTCCATGTATTTCTACACAGAGTCCGTTGCTCTTATTTGCGAAATATTGTCTTTAGAAATCGCTTGAGTCCAACATGCTGATACAGTTCATAAAGCATCTCGTCGATGTTATGTTCGACTTCATTGGGACTTAACTTGAGATCTGTCGCAATACTTTTAATACTGCGTCTCTCCATAAGTCCTAATAAGATCTTACCATTTTGATGAGATATCTTTTCTCTCTTTTCAGCTGTTAATGCCCATTTTTCTATAAACATATAAACACATCCTTTCATTAAATAGAATGTTTTACGCGCGAAAAAGAAGAGAGCTTGTTAGCTCTCTTTATTGTTGTTAAAAAACATGTCCTTAATTACATATAGTAATGTAATCATTCCTAACAATACTTCTGGGATATTAGAATCTATTGCCGATGCAATAAACGCAGCTATTCCTATAATTCCTATTGTTATTATTAAAATCATTACCTTCGCTTTTGTTGACATATAAATCAACCCCTTTCATTAGAGGGTGTGTTTTTGTCGCGAAAAGCTAAGAGCGCCTGTTACAGCGCCCCAAACTTATTAGAAACTACGCTTCTAATATATCATGAATTTTCTTACGAAACTCATCACTGTCAGCGATAGTGGCCCACTTATTGAAACGTGATCTATTGATTATGATAGCCCAAACTATCCATATAATAAAACCACCTATCATTGAAGCCATCATTCGGTTGATGAATTTTCTCATAATTAAAACCTCCAAATAATTTTTAGTGAGTTTCCTCATAAGAGAGGGTGTTTATTTCGCGACAAAAATTAGAGGCCGTGTTTCCACAGCCTCATAGAGTTACTCGTCTTTCTTCTTAATTATATATTTTATATTTTTCCATTTGTGTTTCATATTTTCCCATTGATCTGGCTCGTCAGTAGAAAAATCTAAATTTATTATCGTGCCTACTATAGCACCGACAATAAACATAATAATCATGCCGATAATCAAACCCAATACCTTTAATAATGTAAACATATAAAAATACCTCCATATAAATTATTTTTTTGAGTTTCCTCATAAAAGAAACTGTTTCCGACGCGACAAAAATTAGAGGCCATGGAAACATGACCTCATAGAGTTACTTGTCTTTCTTCTTAAAGATCGCTTTGATTAACATAATAAGTATAATTATTCCGATCACAATATCGCATAATGGTAATAATATCAATTCTCCTCCTGAAATCAGGACAATGACTCCTACTGTCACCACAATTAATAATGCAATCATAACAATACAAAATGTTATCATAAATCGTACCTCCTATAAAGTAGTTTTAAGATTTTCTCTCATAATACAGAATGTTTCTTACGCGACTGAAAAAGCTAAGAGAGCCTGTTACAGCTCTCTCGCCTTATTACTTGTTCATCATCTCTTTCATCTTTTCTTCGATTCTTTTGTCAACCATTTCGTTCATTTCTGTCTTAAGCATGTAGCGAAATACGTATCTGCTGTTCGTAATCATCTTGACTCTTTCTTCATTCTTCGAATTTATAAATGGCCTACGCTCGATCCAAATTTTTTTCATTTTAGTCTCGCTTGCCTCTTTTAAGCAAAGTTTTTCGATTTCGTCAATATGTTCATCAGCCCAAGTACGATCTCTGTCCCATACATAAGTGACTTCAGTTCTATTTAACATAATAAAAACCTCCATAAAATTTGATTGAGATTTCTCTCATAATAGGCCGTGTTTATTACGCGAAAAAGCTAAGAGAGCTTGTTAGCTCTCCTACTTGTTTTCGTCATCCTTACATACTTCGCTGTAGAATAATACTGCGCCACCAGCCATTACTGGTATGCCTAATATAAGTGCAAATATAGCAATTCCAACACATCCACAACATCCTAAGATGAAGCCAAAGGTTATCACGCCTGCTCCTACAGATATATTAAGTCCGCCTAATAATTGCTTTAACATAATAAAATCCTCCTTTAAAATTTGTAATAAATTACTCTTCATAAAGGAGTATGTAATCTACGCGACAAAAAAAAGAGTCCTTGTAACAGTGAAGTGGCTCAGCAAACACGCCAAGCCACTAAACCATTTTGATCATTTAGACCTATTACCGTCACCGTAATCCATACGATCATGATACTGCTGTGTGCTTATACCCAGGATTATACCCAGGAACGCATCAATAGCAGTAATTGTACCTACTACCTGCTCGCCATAGGGAAGCCCCCAAATCTGTGCAAGTGCAAAGTACAATGTTCCGAGTGCAGGGAGCAGATACTGCGCAACCCACTTGAGTGCATCATATACCTTATTACTCATCTGCTTTTTCCTCCTTTGGCGGGTGTGCCACTATGTTGAGTTTAACATCTACCTCGTCCATGACCCTTTTAGCAGAGCCATTACCACCCATTTTTTGATAGGGTACGTAGAGGTAGTCATGAAGATTTTCATACTCATCTCGAGTAATCCAATCCCCTCTCTCAAGATATGACATGCCCAGATATAATATTCGATCATGTGCAAGACCAACGAGCATCTGATTCTTGACATCCTTCATATCGGCAATCTTCGTAAAAAATGCCCAAAGACCGCTTGATGCCAGCACCGAGCACACAATCGTTATAATTGATTCAACGCCCAAGTTTATACCCCTCCTTAAGATATCAACCTTTCCAGTTCGCCGGGGATCCATCTCCAAGCGTAATCGCCATCTACAGTGTAAGCTATTTTGAATAATTGCTCGCCATAGTCAGCAATGAAGTTGCAAACCCATTCCTCAGCCTCAATCCAATACTCAGGTTTTACCATTTGATGTATATCAGCGAGTAAGTTGAAGCTGATCATAGCACAATGCCCCAGCTCGTGGATTAATACGTGGGTAAAGAAGCCACCAGTCAGTTCGCTCGACATATAAATGGTATATGTAGCAGGGTCTGTAGTAGCAACTGTCAGTCTACCTGTACGATCCACAAGTTGGGGATTAGTTGGGTTTACAATTACAATACGCCATAAATCCCCGTTAAGGTAAAAGGTATTCATGGCGAGAATAATTTAGACGATCATCTCAGACACAAGCTTCTGAACATTTTCTTTCATTCGCTTCCTCATGTCGGGGTCAGCGGACTTATAGATCTCTTTCATAGTAGCTATTGTGTCATTGATGTGCTCATTAGCATGCTCGTCCATTTCCAGTTTATCTGCAGCGGACTTTGATTCGGTATAATGCTTTCTGGAAGTACGATACTTATTGTAAGCATCGCCATATCTGCTATCCCAGTTGCTGGAATGCTCCGAATACATGTCAGGGTCAACCATATGGGATCCGCCGCTTCTGATGCCATCAGACATTTTTACACCAGAACGTCCACCGGCGTTGAATCCCATGCGGTACCTCATCCCGTTATCATCGAGGTCTTTAGCCCATGCATCGATCATATCAAGGTCCTCGTAGGGTCTGTAACCACGAGTTCCTCTACCTGTAGGAGCATAGCGTCCAGAAGAGTATCTGTTGGGGTTGTAGCCGTAGCAAGCACCCTCTTCAGCATCTTCCATAGCTTCAACAATGGACTTGTAATAACAAGCTTCGTAGCAGTTGCGCTCAGTCTCCGCCAGGTCCTTAATCATATCTGTAACTTCGCCTGCTTCTTTGGTGTCGATACAGCTGAGGCCCTTAGCAAATTCTGATTTTAAGCAGTCGACGAGCTCAGTCTTAAGTTCGCCGATCTTTTCCATATGCATTTCCATATCCTTAATACTCATCGTGATGTCTCCTCCTTAAGCGCGTCTTGATACAAACAGAACAGGGTTTGCACCAACTGTAACTGTAGTTGTACCAGTGTTTGTAACAGTGATGCGATCATAATCGTCACAGCAGTTTCTTACAGGTATAGCAGTAGAGACGTTGTTAAGATCTCCGGCAGCAGCTGTAGTAGAAATCATAGTAGACTCATTCACAGTATCGCCACTGAGCTGGATAGACAGCTGAGCAGCACCTGCCACAGTAGCACCAATATTTGCGCTGAAATGTACATCATAAATGCCCTTTGCACGCAGCTTCACAGAAGAAGTGTTTGCACGGTGACATTCTGCACATCCGGTATGGAGAACAACTGTATTGAAAGTAATGGACTGGCCCGGGGTGAGTGTCTGGGCAGTCGTATTAGATAATGAAATCATTGTTCACGACACGTCCGCCCATGCCAGTAACATTAGGGCGCTGCATAGTTTGCTGCATCTGGTTAACTGGAAGCTGATTGGGCATAACCTGGTAGTAAGGATTGTAGTAGTTGCCATAAGGATTTTGACCATTGTTCATCATAATAATGACTCCTTTCATGATGTTAAATTATGTTTGACTCAGAAGATTAGCGCATAGTGCACTGGACTCACCTCCACACAATCTCAAAACTGTAAAGATGTGCTTGTATTTATCAAACAACAGTTATTACTGCTGGTCGATAGCTTTGTTGGAAATCCAACCACCGAGAGAAGGCACATAGACCCATCCGGTGGCAACGTTAAGTTCCTGCCCGCCCTTAACCTGTGTAATAGCAGTGGAATCAGCGGAAGGAAGCTTTCGAATATTCCAGTTACCCTTCTTGACTGTTACCTTCTTGCAGTTCATTTTGATTGTTTTAGAACCGACTCCGATAGCAGAAGGGGTGCCGGGCTTGTCAGCGGTTACACCATCAATTGTAATGCCAGGATACTTGTCCAGATATATAAGATAAGGGCACTTACCCCACCACTTCCAAGGTCTAAGGGCGAGCTTTGTCTTAACAACACCGTACTCGTGACCTCTCGCTTCAATGACTTCGCCACCGCCGATATAAACTCCAACGTGGCCACTCATGAACACAAGTACGCCAGGTATGTCAGGCATAGTGGATATACCGCCCCTCTCGGAACAGTTCGCCCGCATCATATTTGCAGACACGTCCTGCGAGCTGTCATACTTGGGCGCAGATGTAGGAGTGTCAGACCAGAGATATCCCTTAATCAGACCTACACAATCGTGGACCCTTTTGCCGTACTGAGATGGGAAGTTGTTGTAAGCGGTCCCTTCCCATTTATAGAACTTAGGCCACTGTTTCTTCTTGGAAGTGTACAGGGCTTCCGTTCCGATCTGACCGAATGTG